TATATACGTTAGCACGATATGGTTCAATACTAGGGGAAGTACCACCACATATAATACTACTACTGGCATTAGGAGCAATAGCCAAAAGATGAGCGTTACGCTTATTGCTACCATGTATGTCAGGAGCTTCCCCACGTTCTTCAGCAAGCGTTTCAGAAGCCTGACTAGCTTGTTCTTTAATGTGGGAAAATATGTTATGGTTACTGCTAGTTGCTCCCAAACTTTGGAAAGGGAATCCTTTACTTTGAAGGTAGGCATGGAATCCCATTGCACCCAATCCAACAGACCGTTCTCTGTATGCTGAGTAACCTGCTTTAACCAATCCTTCTTTTTCTTCTTTAATGTATTTTTTAAATCTATTAAAATTTGCACTGTAACCTCCTAGCTTACTTGTGTCTACAATCTCTTCAATAAAATGTTCAAGAACATTATCTAACATTGTTATAAGATCAGAGATAAAAGTCTCGTTCTGTTTCCATTTGTCGAAGTATTCTAAATTTACACTTGAGAGACAACATACTGCTGTCCTTTCTTCGTTTGTAGGAAGTACAATTTCTGAACATAAATTACTCTGATTAATTTTTAAACCTAAAGCTTTTTGTTCTTGAGGTAGATGTTCATTACAGGTATCAATATTAACCATATAAGGTTCACCTGTCTCTGCTCTAGCATTTAACATCTGCCACCATAAATCTCTAGCACTTACTGTCTTAACAGCTTCTCCACTTTTAGGATCAATTAATCTCCAATCGTCGTCTTCTTGTACAGCTTTTAAAAATTCATTAGTTATATTAACTGCATTGTGTAGATTTAAATTCTTTCTATGAACATCTCCTCCTGACTCTTTTCTCATATTGATAAACTCTTCAATCTCAGGATGAGAAATATTCGAGTAGGCCGCATAGCTTCCTCTTCTTGTAGTGCCTTGATTAAAGGCTAACATTTCTGCATCTACTACATGCATGAAAGGGATTGATCCAGTAGAACGAGAACCGTGCCTAGTAGCAACACCATTACTCCTAATATCTCCCCAATATCCACCGATGCCTCCACCAGAACTAGCAAGCCAAATGTTTTCATCATAGTGATCAGATAACCCACGCCTACTGTCAGGTACATAATTGAGAAAGCAGCTAATGGGTAGACCACGCGTTGTTCCCCCGTTAGAAAGTATAGGAGTACTAAACATAAACCAACAATCGGAACTGTATTCATAAAGCCGTTGGGCAAGATCAAAATCAGTTTCTCCTTTATACGTTGCCCCAAAGACTGAGGCTCTTGCGAATGCTTCTTGTGCATGTGTTTCTCCTTCCCAAAAATATCTATCTTGTAATGTATCTAGACTAAATTTATCTAGTCTTTTCTCTTTGTCATAGTCTATGATTATTCCTAAATAAGGCTTCTTGCCTACTTTGTCTTCGACCATTGATCTTCTCCTAAATCTTGTAACGCTATAGCTATTATAGCATAGTGTATTATCTTAAGTAAATCCATCTCGGCATCACCACCTTCCTTTTTTCCACAACGAACTGCGTACTTCATAATGTTACCCATACAAAAACCTTCCCCATGTCCTGCATCTACAATCATATCAGTTGCTTGATACTTTCCTTGTGCGTAGTGTCTTTCATATGTTTTATCAATATATCTTTGTACTTGTTGCACAATGATATCTTCATTAAATTTATACTCCATATTTATTCTATCCATTCTTTAGGTAGTGTAAGCTCAGAGAACCACCTAAAATTATTTTTTTCTGCCCACTCTGCATGGCTTCGTTTTGTCCCGTCTTTTCTTTTTTTAGCTTGAGGCATAGGAGCATGTGGAGTTAAAAATAAAAACACTAACTCTTGATTTTTTTTAAGTTGTTTTCTAATCCATACATACTTACTATACTCTGCATAGTCCCAAAATCTTCCTTTAGCTTCTAACAAATACTCCGTCCCGTTTACAACTTTAATAAAGTCAGGCTCATATTTATGCTCAACTGTATAGCCTATTAAGTTACCGTGATGTTTCCACGTTTTTAACGTGTCTTGGTGTAAGTTATATTCCCATGAAGAGTCATAACCTTTAGGTAAATTCTTTTCTACTGGACGTATTTTACGTGGTTTTCTGTATCCTCTTTTCATTAGTGTATACTCGTGCTAGAAGGCATGCCTGTAGTCCGTGACATGTACTCTGCTTCTATAAGAGTACGTAATCGATCGATAACCTCCAGATCCACGCTGACTAATGAGTTGCCTGAAAAAATGTAACTACCTATAACCATAATTAATTCTTCTAACGGAATGTTTTCTACATCCCACGAAACTAATTTATATTCTTCTTCAGACATTTTCAATCTCCTTTAATGTAATTAATTCTAATGTGTGTTTTTTATTTACTAAATATTTTAACTTTTTAATAAACCATCTTAATGTATAAGACGATATCCTTAATTGTAAGTTAGCATAAACGTGCGTTTGATTTGGAATATAATCAGAAATATTTTCTACAGAGACTTTTTCTTTTTCTTCATCGGGAAGAATAGTTTGTAACCACTCCACCATTAACTTCTCTGCATGCTTCCTTATTTTTTTCTCAACCTTTGAATTCATTTGTAACTTCCTTTACGTTTGGTTCTTTAATAACTTTAGTTAAGTATGCGTTGCCTTTAGCATATTGAAAGACTCTTAGACCTTGACCATCATTAGTGTCGGCATGACATCTAAATTTATGTCGGCAATAAATACATCCTCGTGGGAGTTTCATGTTACCACTAGCTCCGTCAGGAACAGTTTTGTAACATAAATCGGGTGGAGTTTTTCTTTTTAAAGATTTCTTTACTGTATCTATTTTACTATTAATATTTGGTTTGTCAAGTTCTTCAGGTCTAAAGAGAGCTAATTCTCCACTTTCTTTATTCATGGCTAAAAAACCACCCTGATCTGTACCGTATCCCTCTTCATATCCTGCTAATTGTGAAAGGTATCCGAAAGGATCGTCGTTACCTAACGTACCATCTTTGAATTTTTTAAATGCGTATCCTGATGCAGTTTTAACATCTATTACTTCTCCATCAATAACACAATCCATATGTCCTTCGATACCTTTAACTTTAACTGTATGTTGTTCATGTGTAACAGAGTGACCTGCAAGACGAACTAAAAGCAGTACAACTTCTTCTAGCATATGACCATACAGAAACTTAATGAAGGTTGAAGGCTGTAACTTTTCTCCTTCATCTTCTACTTTCATGTCGTACCATAGTTGTCTTGCAGGCTTGCCGATATTAGACATTCTAAGAGTCTTAGAATCTCTAGGCTGAGGATTTGCCCAATGACGTATAACGTCTTTCATAGATTCTCCAAACTGATCAATAGCTTCTTCTGATAAATCTAAAGACTCACCTTCAGAAAGATTAGAGAGTTTACTATAAATATCTTCTACAAGTGTATCTAATGTCTTCATAATTTTATTCCTTTAATAAGTTTTATAGCTTTAGTCTTAGGTATTTTAAACCATTCTTTATGAAACTCACTACTTTCTTTTCTTAATAACTCATGAGCTAAAGTTTCGGCTTTACTTTTATGTGTAAATTTTTTACTATAATAAATCTCGTAATCTCTGTAAGGACTAGAAGTTTGAAAGGATGCACATCTGTCTTCAGGATCAACAGCCATGCCTACTTTCACCCAACCATCCCATGCAGGATTTATCATTACATATACATAACCTTCAATTTGCATCTGTTTGTTACAAAGACTAGCAAACTCAAGCTCTGTTTTATTAATGATATGTTTCCATAATCCTACATGACTAATAGTTCTTTTAGTTTTTTTAGATAACCATTTAGCTACTGTTCTTGTAGATACACCTTCCTCAATTTTTTTTTCAGCCTGTCGTAACCATTTAAGCTGAGAGGGAATAGGTTTTAGATACCCGTCCAACTCACTAAGTTCATATCCAAAATCAATAGTGGAAGTTTTCCGTCTAATATAATCTTCAGGAATATTAATGTGTTTCACTCCAGTTCCTCCCTATTTTATATTCTCCGTCCATAGGACATCGAAGGTTAAAATAATCTCCTGCCTTAACGATACTATCTACTGCGATTTGACCTACATGTTCTGCGATCTCTGCTTTAGCTTCTATCTGCCATTCGTCGTGAATGTTAGCTACAAACTTTGCATCTAATGATTCTAATTTAAATCTATCATTTAATATTACTAACCCTTGCTTCATTAAAATAGCTCCTGCTCCTTGTAATAAGGTATTTAAAGAAGCATGAGGTTGTCGAATGAATATCTTGCGTCCATCTAATCCTTTGAGGTATCCTCGTTTAGACGCTCGTTGTACCTGATCTTTAAGATTTCTAAATGATGGTGTATTAGCAAGAAATTGTTCTCTAAGTCTTTTACCATCTGCTCTACTTCGTCCAACCACTGACCCAAGCTTTGCATCTCCTGCCGAGTAGATGAGTGCATAGATAAAAGTTTTAGCCTTATCTCTTGATTCAAGTCCTGCAGCTCTTTGATTAGCTGAGTGGATGTCTCCGTTAATGATTTCATTTATGTATTCCTCGTCTTTCATATAGTGTGCTAACATTCTTAGCTCAAGCTGAGAAGCGTCAACACCTACTAATTTATAACCGTCACGTACAGTCCAACATGATCTACATTCCTGCCCATAAGGGCTATGAATACTAGGAACTTGAGCCATGTTAGGATTCCTATGCGACATTCTACCTGTAATAGCTCCTGTCGAAATGACAAACCCATGTACTCTTTCGTCTTCTTCAACTGCTTCAATCCACGAGTCTACTTGAGCAATGCGTTTCTGTAACAGTAAAAACTCTGCAATCAATAGAGCTTCAGGAATATTTTTAATCTTAGATAAGACTGCTTCATCTACAATAGGTTGTCCTGTCGGTGTGAAAGATTTAGGCTTCCATCCAAACTCCTGTAAGTACTCTCCTATTTGCTTACGTGATCCAAGATTAAACTCCTGATATGATTTACGCATAAAGGGTGTGATGTCTTTAGACTTGTACCTTTCTTCATACTCATAATCTGTCAATCCTTGTTTAGATAACGTACCGTCTTTTTTTAATTTAGGAGTTACTAACTTCTCGTCAACCCACTTAGGTTTGAAAACTTTATGTACTTCGTCTTCAACTTCTTTCATACGTTCTTTTAGTTTAGATAAAAGTAAGACTCCTTGCTCCATGTCAAAATTAAAACCTTGCTCTTGTTGAGCTTGTAATATTTTAGCCACCTCATGTTCTAGCTTTATGCTTTGCTCAGAAAAACTTTTAACTTCTAATTGTAAAGCTTCATGTACTTTCTTATTAAGTTGTACATCCTTGATGCAATAATCAAGCATTTCCTCTGTGAATGAATCCCACTCAGGCTGATCCGACTTATGGAAATGTAACCTATAACCCCACGACTCAAGACTATGACCACCTTCTCGGGTAGGTTTTGTAAGTCTTGAAATTAAAAGTGTATCAATAACCTTACCATAAGTCAGTAAGTCTACGCCCATTAATTTTTTAATAGCAGGTATATCAAACCCGACAATGTTATGTCCAATCAAACTATCAGCTTTCTTTAAAAGCTCCACACCTTCTAAGATCTGGTGAGGTCTAAAAGAATAGACTGTATTGTTTTCATCAATTGCTACAATGCAATGTATAACATTAGGGTCTAATCCGTCTGTTTCTATATCAAATACTAAGTTCATTAGAAAGGCACTCCATCATCGTCGTTTAATAAATCTGAATAGTTTTCTTCAGCCATTCTCCCTGTAACAGGATCATAGATTAAGGATGTTGCAAGTCCCACGTCTCCTGTATATCTTGATTTTAAAATCCTAAGTTTCGTTGTCCTCGATTCTAAATCATCGTCCGCTTGTTGATTTCTTTCTAATGCA